CACAATAAAACTCAAAAAAATATTACTTTCAAAAATCCATAAAAAGCATCCCCCAAAAACCTACAAACAACATTTTCATAAAACAAGAAAAAACACACAATAAAACTCAAAAAAATATTCCCTTTGAATTTTGATTATACAACCAGGATAAATATGGAACAATTGAAAGATTACAAGTAAAAACATAAAATATACAATAATATTTGTTATCATAATCAATAACATTATACTGACAAAAAAGCATGACATTTTTCTCAGGTGCAATTTGTCCATCCTGGAAAATGTCCGATTTTATACTTTGCCGCCAGAGATTTAAACTTGCGTCTCCACCTGAGAAAATAAAAATATAAATTTCTAAAATATTTATTACCATTTACCGTGTTAATATAATATAACTCATATAAACCATAATTTATAGTATCTTCTATATTCTACTTATAACCACCAGGATAAATATGGAACAATTGGACGTTTACCAGTGAAATATAGTGTTATAATAAACTATTTTGTTAGCATAATCAATAACATTATACTAACAAAAAAGCATGACATTTTTCTCAGGTGCAATTTGTCCATCCTGGAAAATGTCCAATTTTATACTTTGCCACCGTAGATTTAAAAATGCGTCTCCACCTGAGAAAATAAAAATATAATTTTCTAAAATATTTATTACCATTTACCATAACAATGTATTTCAATCAATATATTGTTATAAAAATCAAATATGTGAAATATATACAAAACACCGTTGGATAAATATGGAACAATTGGACATTTACCAGTGAAATATAGTGTTATAATAAACTATTTTGTTAGCATAATCAATAACAATCTACGAACAAAAAAGCGTGACATTTTTCTCAGGTGCAATTTGTCCATCCTGAAAAATGTCCGATTTTATACTTTGCCAACAGAGATTTACACATGCGTCTCCACCTGAGAAAATAAAATGCGAGATGTGTCTATATTTTTGTTATGGATTATCGTGTCATAACAAAAGTAATTATAAATGTTTGAGGATTCATAAAGTAAATATATATACTATATGAATAAAAAACAATATATCAATTTCCATCATCCCATCATAACAACGTTTAACTAAAAAAATTGAAATAAGTTTTCAAGATATATCTGTATTCAAATTCAAATTACAACATGTTACATTTCAACTCCGAGTATATTCCAGCATCTCCTTCCAGAACATCTAATACTGAAACAATAACCGCGCCTGGTGCTCCAAAACGCCCGGTTCGTTCAAATGATTATAAATATGACAATAAAATGACTAATCCGAATGTACGTCGCCGTTTGTTTCATGAATCAAGTCTCTCCAATCAATCCTAGAACGTCTCTCCAATCAATGCTAGAACTCTCCAATCAATCCTAACACCGCTGCCGCCTCTCAAAAAATAAAAATAATAAAAAAAGGGCCGATATTACTTCGGTCTTTTTTTATACGGGACTTTTTTATACGGGATTCTTCATGTTAAAATATTCAAGAGGTGTCAATTGAATGATAATACGATTTCTACCTTTTCTTTTTTAATACTTTTTGTTGCTGAAACCGATAATTCTTCACGCTTCTTGCGTGTCTTGCTATCACTCAACCCAACGGTGTATGTATCCGAATCCGAAGAAACATTCTTTCTGCGAGTAACGTTGTTTCGGGCGTTCATATCTTCTTCAATATCCGTATAATTTGAACGAATGTATTCAATTACTTCATTTTCAAGAGCCCACTTAAAAAAGTTCAGTTGGCCGAGCGTGGTTTGAATAAAGTTTCCGTCTTTATATGGAACTGAAATGCGGTCCCATCTACAAAAAGGGTCAAACCGTTTCTTGGAATATGCCTTTAATTTCAGTTTGTAGTCGTCGTAGACTTTGAATCGCCGGGAGGGTGATGAAAACGCCGTGTTATATACAGTATAATTTTTCTTGGCGTAATTGGTAACAAACCAATCAATAATTCGCAATGATATTTTAGATTGACCATCAATTATGCTTAGCATTTGAGTAATATTATCGCCTTCATTGTAAAACTTCAATAAATTATGCAAAAGAAGGTCATTTTGGGTTGCGTATAACGTGGGTGTGGTAGTGGATGTTGTTGTCATCAAATTATATTCATTACATTTTCATTTTTAAACTGTTTTTTATTGTTTTTCAGTATATTTTCAATGGGTCGGTGTAATCAAGAATTATTTTTATTTGTGAATGCTATACTTCAAAATAAGAAAATAAGAAAATAAGATAATAAATGGATGAATATCGCATAAAATACAAACGCTTGATTGAGCCGTTATATGGACCTAGGCACGAAGACCCATTATTTAATGACAATAACAATGATAATAACAATGACAATAATACTAATGAATTGCCTCACGCATATAGCGTGGAAGACCGCGTGGATATGACAGAATACGAGGTATATAGCATAGACCCGGAAGGGTGCAGGGACGCAGATGACGCATTTAGCATTTATACCGAAAACGAAAAACTGTTTTTAGCCATTCACATCGCCGACCCAACCGAACACATAAATATAACTTCACCCGTGTGGACTAGCATTACAAATAAAATAGTAACACGGTATCCGTCAAATACGAAACCCATTCATATGATGCCCGAAGCAATCATGCAAAAAGCCAGTTTGATGGTGAATAAATACGGAAACATAAAATTGGCAATAACCATTGTAACGGAAATCCATACAAGCACATATGAACCCATTGGAAACGTTAGATTGCTGCATACCAAAATCAAGGTGGACGCCACGCGCGCGCTGAGTTATGGAGTGGCAGGCCGCCTTGCTTCTACGCACAGCGTTTTACAGCAAGCCCTTAAAATCAGCGAAGCCCTCATCTCCATTCGGAGAAATAAAACCAAAGGAATTGTATTGAATGACCTGGAAAAATCATATGTGAGATACAACGAGAATGGCGAACCGTATTTGTATCGTGATACACCCTTTGAAAAATCCATGAAGCAGATGATTGCTGAATTTGCCATATTTGCAAACTCATTTGTGGGCGAATATTTGAAAATACACTGTAATGGTTTGGGGCTGTTCCGCATTTGCAACGCAAGCGAATGGCTGGGCACCATGTATGACGGCATAACGGCAGCAGAACTGCTGAACGAAATAATCGTCAGCGGCATTCGCGCCGAATATATTTCAAATGTTGGTTCGCATGACTTGGTGGGTTCCCCTGAATACTGTCATTTCACTTCGCCTATCCGTCGTTTTTCGGACTGTATTTGTCACTATTTACTGAAATACATACATCTGAAACATACCGAACCTGAAACAACGCCCCCCTCCATTACAAGCCCCTTTACAAATGAAGAATTAGAAAAATATTCCAATGAATGTGCGCGGGTGTCAAAACTAATGAAAGGCGTTCAATACAAAGACACGAAATTCAGATTGATACAGACAATGCATTGTATGCTGATGAAAAATACGTCAATACGCATCAGTTACTTTGTTTCCAGTTACACTGGGCTGTTTTTGAACTTGATAATTGACGGCATAGACGAACATTCGGTTTATTTATCATACACGCTGAGAATTCCAATTCCGAAAATGAAAAAAAAATATGAAATCAAAAAAAAGGAGGAGTTGGTTATTACACGCGTAAATTGTATGAATGAATTTGATGAGGGCAGCATACCTGAACTAGATGCGCAATGGGTGCTCCGTTCGTAAGTTATTACACGACGATATTACACGACGATATTACACGACGATATTATATCACGATATTACACGACGATATTACATCACGATATTATGAAATGTATATAAAGCAAGTGCGTCTAATATATTAGACCAGACTAGACGACGACCCGACTAATCATATAAAAAATGAATACATCCGATACTGCCACGACAAATGAAATAACAATCGCAACAACAACAATCGCAACAACAAATGAAGATAAAGACAGCAGTTCATCCGAAACGGAAACCATTAGTATTGAAACCATTTTATCACACCAAAAAGATGTAAATACCTACTATTTCCCTGAAAAAATGCCAACCAATTACAAATATAGTTATGTTATTGGCACAGAAGAGCCAAGTTATCAAGAACGGATTTCAAAGTTTTTACTCATGAACATTGAACATGTGAGACCGGTGGATGATGCCAGTGGAGTTGTATTGTCATTGTCTAGTCAGGATTGGACTAGCAAAGATTCACATAAAGAGTATGTCACCATGTTTGATGGAAGTTATATATATACCGACGACAGTGGGGTTGAAATAAAAATTAGTTATGACCGAGAGAAAACCCCAGTATGGAGCAGCATGAATGGTACCTTTGTATATCCGGTTAACATTTACATTGACGCCTGCTCATGTCACGCCATACATCGGTTTCATAATAAAGTAGAAAAAACCTTTTCCAAGACATTTGATGAAAAGAAAACACTGACAATTTATACGGCTAACAAACACGGGGATTGGTTGAAATATGACCGCACGTATCCGCGTGAAATAAAATCAATTTACATGGATGAAACTACAAAAGCAACCTTGGTGTTGGATATGAAAAATTTCATTGAAAGTGAAAAGGAATATCAATTATACGGCATTCCATACAAGCGAAACTATTTGTTAACCGGCATTCCCGGTAGCGGAAAATCCAGTTTGATAAAATCAGTATGCAGTGAATTGGGGTATGATATTTGCATGCTAACCATTGAAAGTGAAATGACGAATTTCGCATTGATTTACGCAATAAGTAGCCTTCCCAAGAAATCGGTGTTGGTGGTGGAAGACATTGATTGTTTATTCAACAAACGCAGCACTACCAAGGATTCGGCGAGTTTCAATTTCAGCACATTGTTGAATATATTGGACGGCGTGCTAACGTGTAATGGGTTAATTTCCTTTGTTACGACCAACCATCCCGAACAACTGGACCATGCCTTGATTCGTCAAGGCCGGATGGACCTCGTGTTACAGATAAACTACCCCAAGCGCACCGACATCAAGCGGCTGTTTTATGACATGAATGAAAATAACCCAGAATACGAAACGCAAGAAGAAAAGAAAAAAGCGTTTGATACATTTTATTCTGAGATTGCTGGTAAAAATATAACTATGGCGGCAATTATGAATTTCTTATTCAAATACCGTAAAGCGAATTATCGCGAACACATTGATGACTTGTTGAATACCGACAAATATATTAAAGAAATTATGAATGATTCGGCTTCAAAAGAAGGGCGATTATATACATAAATATTCAAATATTCAAATCTTCAAATCTTATAATCTTATAATCTTATAATCTTATAATGAATTCGTTCAAAATTACATCTGTTTTTCTGTCAAATAACATAAAAACAGAAATAAATATAGTATAACAATTATAATTCATTCAAATATTATTATTATTATTACATACAATTCCAAAGCCAATAACCAAACCAATCAACCAATCAAATAAAAACAATACAGTATGGGAAACATAACTTCGGCAGCAATAACTATTCCAAAAGTGAATTACGAAGATATCCAATTCCTTATTAAAAACGCAAATGACCGATTTAACATGGTGTCAGTCATATTGATTAACACCCTTCCGTCTTCGTCGCAGCATTGTCTTATAAAAAACACGGTTTCAATTGCGGACGAAGAAAGTATTATAAACACGCTTATCAACGCAAACAAAGAAGTGAAAATCGTAATATATGGTAAAAATTCCAATGACGCGACAATATATACAAAATATGAACAACTGCGGGGTCTAGGGTTTTCGTCGGTGTTTGTTTACACCGGCGGTATATTTGAATGGTTATTATTACAGGACATATATGGCAGCGAACTATTTGAAACAATTGGAAACGAAATAGACATACTGAAATACAAGTCGGATTCGGTATTGGGTGTTTCCGGCTCATTATTTGGAATGGGGAAAGGCGGGAAATATTTGTGTCAATAAGGCACAAAGCATAAAGCACAAAGCATAAAGCACAAAGCATAAAGCACAAAGCACAAAGCATACTTATTGCCATTGTTGCGTGTAATACGCCAGCGTCAATTTCTCCATATTATATTCCCTTTTCAAATACTTTTGTTTACATGTTTCTATTGTGGATGCCAACAATTCCGAAGTAATATCCGACCATTTATCCACAATCAATACCGGTAAATCTTTATACAACTCGTCAAACAAGTGCCCCCGCACAATGGGTATTCCGCCCAAACACAGCGTTTCCCACGTGCGATGACAATCAAAGCCATTGCCATACCCGCACAACATAAATGCGTAGTCTTTCATATTCCGCCAGGTTTGGGTACGCGGTATGAACTTTGGCGCACAATACAGCAGCGTGTCCGGTATCTCAGATATTGCGGCGCGTCTGTCTCCAAAGCGGTCAAACGCTAAATGGACATTTGAGTATATGCGGGGCGAGCGTTCCCAGAACGGCGGCAATTCAGTCAAGGCAATGCGTTTCATCAACGTTTCTTGTGAAAGTGGCGTGGTTCCTTCGTCTGGCAAGCGCCAATGATGAAGCGGATTGGAAGAAATTGTGTGGTAATCCATGCCAATTGGCATTTGTTTTAATTTCATTTTTACGCTGGTTGGTGCGTTGTGCAGTTTGAGGGCAAGCAGGCATTGTTCCAACATCATGTTTTGCGCGTGCCACGCCTTTAAATGCGGATGCGATACTAAATCAACAAACATTCCTTCGGTCAATGCCTCGCAAAACACGCATAAATCGGAGTCGCCGGAAACCAGTATAAAATCGCGGCGCACCTTGGGAAGGATGGAGCGTTGAAAGAACGCAATCATTTCACTACACACATAAATGGACACGCATGAAATGTCTTGCCATTTGGTGTTCTGGAATTTTAAAAAGTCAATCAAATATCCGACATCTTTCCCGTTGCTTGACCGGGGGGCAGGTGAATGGATGGTGCACGATTTTAATAGCCCGCGACTAGACACATATTCACACGATGTTTCTGCTGTTTCTGTTGTTTCTGTTGTTTCTTTTTCCATTTCAATAATTTATATAAAATGAAAAAAACGTTTTATATGAATATATGAATTATATTGATAAACTAAAACCGCATCATTCCCAAAGTTAATTTTGAAGGGCGTATTGCATTCACCGCGGAAGCAACCGTGGTGGGCCCCGGCGCCATTTCACTGAACACGCGCTGTGTAGGAATGATGGTCTTTCCCAGCATCAGTTGCGGGGTTTGCGTGAACCCTCCGCTCCGCAGTTTTACCCGCAAATCCTTCAAAAAAGTGCTCCAATTATATGAATTAAAATTAACGGCGTTCCATATAGAAAGCAGGCCATGCGTCAGTGCTCCGGCGGGAATGTTGTTTATCACCGCATCGGCCGAAGTTTGATTATCGGCGCATCCACTTATCATGTATACTTCACCCGCCGTGGGCTGATACCGCGGGTTTTGGTTCAGTGTTTGCCGAATAATCCAGTTTTTGCGGGCATCCTGAACACTGAAATCCTGAATAACAAACCGCAAATCAAGGCCGGTTCCGTTGTGACAGCAATCTAATACCACATAGAGACGCGCGCCGGTGGGAACTTTATTCGCAAGACGGCCGCGGATGTCGTCGTCAATAATGACATTTCCAGCCGCACAATCCACGGGACAAAGGCACGAATCCATGCCGCTGACTTCATCGCCGTTTGTGTCGCGCACCAACGAGCCGTGCCCCGAGTAGTGAAAAAACAATTCATCGCCGGCTTTTGCGATGCCGACAAATGCGTCAATGGCAGCCATTATGTTTTGTTTTGTGGGGTAGTCCGGCAGGGTGGGGGAGGTTTGTGGTCCGTCAGTCATAATGCGGATTTTGTTCGGGTCGTAATTCCGTTTCTTCACTAAAAATGCCGCCATATTATTCACATCGTTGATGCAGCCATTTAACTGATACGGACTGTCGTAGTAATTCAATCCAATTAATAACGCGTATTTCATAATCTCTCTATACACCTGTGTTATATTATTTTTTTTGAGACTTTGATAATAAAAAAACTTCGCCATAATGCCACTCAAAAAATGGCGAATTGTGAGGCCCGTAGTGAATGTATGGCGCCCCTCGCAAATGTAAGTTTTTAACATTGGACGCGACGTCAATGACCCCGCTACGATTTACGCCATATATGCCGGCGTCGTATAAATGATGACACACGCGGCACATGAATTCCACGTTGTGGATGTTGCGCAAATCATCGTGCCGCATCGTGCAGCGCGGTTTCAAATGGGCGGCTTCCAATAAATGGAGAGGTAATTGTGCTAAACACATGGAGCAGTGGCATCCTAATGCGTGTTTTTCGTATTTTCGTAATAAATGCGCCCGCAACATTTGGGCTTCCGGGCGTTTTGTAGAGTGATGCCTAGTTATGATGTTGTAAAAAAATAGAGAGGTATATTTCATTGATTGTTTTTATTGTTTTATTGTTTTATTGTTTTATTGTGTTTTTGTGTTTTTGTGTTTTTGTTATTTATCAATACATATATATTTTTATACACTAGTTCTCGGTGGTTGTAAATAAGCGGTTCATCGCACATACTTCGGGTTTATTTTCGGAATTACAATGCGTGAACAATTTACGAAGAATTGCGTCGTCGCGAATGCGAATGGTGTAGTCTTGTTGAATATTGCGCCGGCCTACGCGACCAAGGGTTTGGATTGCCTTTTCTTGGGTCATATCAAGCAAGTCTTTGGCGACATAGGAATGACAAAATTGAAAGTTGGTTCCATAGACATAATCGGTGGAAGTGATGATTAGATACAATTTTTGTTCGGCGGCAAGCGTCTTCATAATGGACAAATACTTTGGCGGCGTGTTTTCAGTAAAGGCACCGATGCCCATTAACAACAGCAACTTCCACCTATTTTCCACATTTAATAGCATAATGTCTTCCACTATTTTCGCATCAATGTTGGATGTAAATTGGTTTGTTATTTCCGTCTTATTTGTCCAGTATTTCAAGTGCTCCAACCGGTTTGGAATAAACAAACTATTGAGCGACACGTGTTTTACCATTTTGGTGGCGTCTTCAATCTTGTTTTGTAGCATAACGGATTCATTTGTTTCCACGATGATTTCTTGCCCGCCAGCTGATGTGGTGGATGTCATATCCTTCAATTCTTTTTCCATTTTTGTGATTTGGGTTTGAAGGTCGTTGTTATAATTGATTGTCTTCATAATGTCATTCATGACTACATCCGGAATTTTGGCGATTTGTAATGCGAACTTTGCGATTTTCTCGGGGTCTTTCGCCAAATAGATGGTAGGACCATCCGTAAGCGTGTGCGCATCGCTGGTTGTTATATTGATTGTGGATTCATACAATTGTTTCCGGGTAGTTGTCAATTCCGTTATCACGGCGCCCCATTTATCGGGGTCAATGGACTGTAACAATTCCAAATAATAACTCTTTAATGTCGTCATATTGATTTGCGACAAATCTTCAAAATACATCTCCACATTGTAGCGGCGGGAGGTATAGGCTTCGTGTTTATGAACACACTCAATGAACCGGATGATACTGCGCAAATCAAAGTAGCGCATCAATGTTTTGTATTTTTCGCAGTGCTCGGCACACGCAACCACCTCGGCATAACTGTGAAACATAAAATGGGGTAATTCCACAAACCCGGATTGATTCACAATGGGAATGGATTTTTTAAAGTCGTGGCTGACAATGCTGTGTATTTCGGCGCCGTTGAACTTGTTTTTAAAGTCGGCCAATACCAAGGATATTTCTTCTTCACGCGGCAACGTTGCGGACGACAGCACCACATTTGGAACAATGTTCTTGGACCAATTTTCGTGGATGATTGTGTGAAGGGCGTGCGTATCATAATCCAGTGAAATCGTTGGTTCGTCCCAGTAGGTTATGAGTTTGTCCAGCGGATTGAATGCGTTCATATAATTCATCGCGTGTAAATAGGAGCGAATGTCGCAAATCATAATTTCCACATCATCTCCGACCGAGTTATCTACTTTACGGATGCGTCCGCTGCGTTTATCACGCGTTGTCTCTTTCGCGGCAAAGTAATGAAGGCGAATGTCCTCAGAACTATTACAACCAAACGCAAACGCAATCTTTTTTTGAATGGTGATGGCGGCTTTTGCCAGCGCAAGACCAACGTGGCGCGCCGCACACACAAATATTACGCGGTATTTTTCAGACAATCCAAGCGGGGACAGGGTTTTACCGGTTCCGGTGGGCGCAATGTATAGAATAAGTTTGGGATTGGCGCGCTTAGATAGTGTAAATAGTTGTTTCTGGTGTTCGTAGAGGGCGTGGTCGGCGTATTTGAATGTGAATGCGTTTTTCTCCACAAATTGGTAGGCGTATTTTATGAATTGGCGAATGTTGATGTGCGGTTCAATGTGTCGCATTGCGAAATCCACGAAATGAATGACGTGATGATTACAGTGCTCAATTTTGTATGAAAGCATGATTTTCGCGCTGTAATAATAATACATCCACTTTCCGGGGGGTTCCTCTTCATCATTATAGACTTCCCACATTTTGCTTACGATGGAAATGATGAGTTGGTCAAATGTCTTGGTAAAATCGGATTCAATTTGGGCATTCATGTTTTGGATTCGCATTTGGTCTATTTTCTTGATTTCTTTTTTGGGCTTTACTTGTGTTTTGTAGGGCAGGCGGTATGATGAACATAATTCGTCAATGTCTTTTTTAAAGTAAATTGAAAACAAGTGGTCGGTCATTTCTTCGGTAGGCGTGATTTTTAATAACGAGGCAAGTGACTTGGTGTTGTTATACACAATGTTGACATCGTGAAATCCGCGCTTCATCAGTTTTAGGATTTCTATTTCATCTTCTTTTTCGGGGATTTCAACGCTGTTCCATTCTTCGGCAGTTAATTTCGTCTGAACTAGGGTGGTGGTCATGGATTCGGGGTTTTGGGTATTCGGGGATTAGGGGGGTTCCAAACTTGATTGTTTAGGTATATGCTTTATATTGTTGAGTATTCAATATAAATCAATTTTCTTTATTCTTTATTTCTTTATTTCTTATTTATTGGTTCATTGATTCATTGATTCATTGATTCCCTTATTAAATCGGTAGAAAAATTGATTTATTTTATGGCATAATTATATTCTATACAACCCCTCAAACCCCACCTTTCATCACTCCGAAACATTACAGTAGTATGGCTCCAATTATCGTAAGCATTGACGGCAACATCGGTTCAGGCAAGTCTAAAACCCTGGAAGAATATAAGAAGTACATTGAATCCCGGAACGGCGATAAAAAGATTGTATTTATTCAAGAACCAGTGAATGACTGGATGACAATTAAAGACGCCGCTGGAACAAACATTTTGGAGAATTTATACAAAGACACCAAGAAGTATGCGTTTCGTTTTCAAATGATGGCGTATATATCACGGCTTGCGTTGCTTCGGCGTGCGGTGCGAGACTCCGGTGCCGATGTCATTATAACCGAACGCAGTGTAAATACGGACCGCAACGTGTTTGCCAAAATGTTGTATGATGTCGGCGACATTGAGCACGATGAGTATGTTATATATAACAATTGGTTCAATGAATTTACAACGGATGTTCCGGTGGATGGCGTGGTGTATGTTCGCGCAAGCCCGGATACATGCATTGACCGTATTGCGATTCGTGCGAGACCGGGTGAAACCATACAGCGCGACTACATTGAACGTTGCCATAAATATCACGAAGATTGGATTGTTGGCATAAGTGGCGTCAGTGACAATGACAATGACAATGAAGTCGCCGATACATCCGCCAAATTATATCTGGAAGCAAATCAAGATGTTATGAATGACCCGGATTTGCTTCAAAATCGGTTTACACAAATTGATGAATTTATTTCTGAATTGTTGGAAAATAAGAAGCAACACTAACAACAAACCACAAAATCACGAAACGCAATATCCATAACAAAACAAACAAAACAAAACAACTTTTTTTTACAAACAACACGTAAAATCAATACCATATTTTTCGTTTAGTTTTTCATAAAGAATTGGAATATGCTCTTCTATTTTGAGGTCCGGATGTAGTGATAAACGAAATGTCCATCTAAATTCATTTTCAGTGTCTTTTTTATCGTATATCATATGTTTATGCGTGGCATCTAATCGTATATATTTTGGCAATTTTGGTTTGTTTGGTTTGTTTGATTTAATGTTTTCGTTTTCATTTGTTTCTGTTTCTATGGCTGTGGCTGTGGCTTTGGCTGTGTCTGTGGTTGTGAAGGTCGCTGTGTCTGTGGTTGTGACGGTGGCTGTGGCATACGGAAATATATTTTTTTCTAAATCATCTACCACTTTATTTGCGTCGGCCAACTTTTCTTCCAATGCGATTTTCCCGGATTTGCGCGATATCCACGTTCTACCATTTAATTTTGGATGTTTTTCCACCTTGAAAAATTCTCGTGTATGCGTGTGAAAAACATTGGTATATTCACGGTAATATACAACATATTTCCGCATCATACTCTGTGTAATTCCGTGTGGTAATTGTTGCGCGGTGTGTTTTCGGTTTCGTTTGTCGGTATATATATTTGCGACAGCGCTGGTCTTATCAGACGTGGTTTCTAAATCCATACAAGTGTTATTATAAATAATTACATATTTTGTCGGGTTTGAACGCAGTAATTTATGCGCCAATTTCGGTTATACGCATAAATGCATCAAATGTTGCGTTATAAAATGTTATACCATCGTCTCCATCAGTTCTACGAACAGTCACAGAGATGGTGCGCGGGGTCAATGCGGAATTTGAAATACCGCCGGTTATGGGATATAATGTTGAACCGCGGGTTCCGGTTCCGGAGCCAGTGTCTAACCATTGTTGCTGTCTTTTCGCAACAAGCGTGCCGTCAATGTTGATGCGCGATTCAAACGAATCCACAGTAGACGCATTTCCGGATACATTATACAGGCACCCGTAATCAACGATGATTTTTGAATTTGCGTATAATGGCGTATATGTATAACTTGCAATTTGATAATCGCTGGTAGGTGTTATGGTGCCCGAAAATTGGGACATGCTTGAACCTTGAAGGAAAACGACATTCACGACTTGACCGCTGCGGTATGTGGACGGAATCATCGTTCCAACCGACGTAATATTAGACGACGTGTCAATGGCGCCGGATGTGTGCAGGGTTCCGGTAACATCCACCCGACTGCCATCAAACGTGAATTTTGACTGGGCATACACGAATTCACGGCTCCCATCAGACGTAATTACGGCATTTCTAGCGGGGTTGAACACGTAACCGGATACTGGCGATGGCTCAATGGCCTCATCCAGAGAGAAAAATTATTGTGGTTTTGGTTAGCCGCGTTTGTTGCGCGGTTGCTTACCTTTCTCATAGAAAGAGACGACATTTCTAAAATCTAAAATCTAATAAAATAAAATAAATTGGCTATATTATACGTAAATAATATATTTATAGTGTTAGTGTGTTATATGGATGAGCGTGATATTGCTAGAATATTACATTTCCAATTTGAAAGTGGATAAGAAGAAAGCAAGAGATGCGTAAGTTGGTAGGTATGTTTTTATATTTATCGCGATGTTGCGATAAACATAAAATAGAATTGTAACAATGTAGCTGCACTAATTGCTGTAAGCACAGTTTATCCCATAAGTTTCCCTACGGGCTGGACTATATCTTAGATTTTCTCCGGTTGCTTAAACCTTCACTGAAAACCCACCTCCGTTGAGTCTCTGATGCCCTACCATGGACTAGCGTATGTCGTCGTTAGGTAGTAAGCTTGCTGATTGCCCAATCATTATCATTTTCACCATACCCAAGTTTTTTCTCTTGGCCGCTCATTCCTTTCGGATATAAGTTTGGTAGATAATGCTCTAAGGGGTTCCCAGAACAATGGAAGAGGTGTCGCAACTCTGACGACAACAAGTCAGAATCACTAACAGCTGGTCTGGTGTATCATCAAAACGATGATATTGAGGACGCAAATGGTTTCCCGTAGCTAGAGCTCAATTGGCTACGGCATGCTGTTTTTAGGCCCTGTTTATTAGCAATTAGTAATAACATCCATATTACTGTAACTAAATCGTTAAGGCCTCCCATACCGGACATCACACGCAAAACGTTGTAATTCACGGCATAAACGCGAACCTTGGCAGTGTTGGTTCCCTCAACGGTGGCGTTGGAGAGAACAAGCTGAAGAGTAGCGTTGTCAATGCGAGAGAAGTTGCAAGTGCCACTGGGCTGGTGCTCCTCGGGTCTCAAAGCGAAGGAATACACGTTGATACCAGTGTCAGGGGCACGAGTGTGGTGCTGCCAGGGCTGAACGAGGTCAAAGTAAGTGCCTTCACGCTCAGAGAAGCGGTCCTGACCGTTAAGCTGGAGCTTAGCAGTCACGACGGGGTTCTCACCCCAGCAGTGGAGGTCAAGAGAAGACTCGGTCAGAACAAAGGTTCCGGCATCAGAAACACCAGAGTTCATGAGGTTGGCACCCATGTTGGGAGAAGTGTAGTTCTCAGCAGCGCCGACACCTCCCTGCCACCAGTTGGTAGTAGTGGTGGGAACATCGGCAGAACCGGCGTCAGTGAAGAGGCCAGAAGCGTTGATGTAAGAAGTGCTGGTGTTGGCAACAGAGTCGTGGCTTCCGAAGGCGTGGATGGCGTTGGGAAGGGCGTCAAGAGCGTCGGTGTAGTTGAAGGGCTGAGCGCCGAGCAACTTGCACAAGAGGGACTGGCCTTCAAGAGAAGAGCAGTAGTCAACGTTCTTGTCGGGCTGGACAACCCAGATGAGTTCCTTGCAAGGGTGGTTGAAGTTGAGCTTAATCTTGTTGGAAGAAGAACCGACAGACTCATCACCAGTGAACTGGAGCTGCTCAATCAAATACTCGTGGGGGTTCTGGGCCATGCGTCTGCGCTCATCAGTGTCAAGGAAGATGTAGTCAACATAGAGAGAAGCAGCAACAAGGGACTGGTTGTAAGCCTGGGTGACCTTCTTGGAGCCGGTGCTGTCAACAAGGGAGTTAACAGCCCACAAGCACTCATCAATGGCGCGGATGTCAAGGTTAATCTTGACTTCGTGGTATTGAAGGGCAATGAGGGGCAGGGCGAGACCGGGGTTACGGCAAAACCAGAACTGGAAGGGGACGTAGAGGGTGGTCTCAGGGAGGGCGTTGCGGGGGGCGCAAACCTGGCGGGGAGCGCTGGAATCGCAAGGGCCATCAATGTCGTTAAAGGAGGGGTCAGTGATGAAGGTAAGCTGAGTGGTGTTACCAATCATCTTGAAGTATCCGCGCTGCTGCTCGGAGGTCATGGTGAGCTGGTTCCAGATGTGCATCCAATCACCGTACTGGCGGTCAATGCGCTGGCCACCAATCTCAACCTCAACCTGAGAGATGAGCTGCTCACCTGGGAAGTCAAGCCAGCGAGCCCAGACACCGGCACCGGTTCCCTTCATGGACTGGTTAATCTCGGGGAGAGTAACCTGAAGGTAAGTGCGGTAGGCCAAATCACCATTGCGGGAAATGGTGCAAGTGACACGGCGACCGAAGTCAGCCTGGCCGTTGAAAGTCTGTTCAATAGACTCCATGGCAAAGTTAGTGTGACGCTTGTAGGAAACCTTCCAGAAAGTAATCTGAGGGTTGCCGGTCAGGTAAACGTCCTGAGCGCCGTAGGCAACAAGTTGCATTAATCCTCCACCCATTGTATTATAGCTTTTATACACTTACCAAAGAAAAAAATTTTGGATTTTAACCAATTTCAACATTTTCAACATTTTCAACATTTTTATTATTTAAAACTCGCCTAAATAATAACATTTTGCCTACACTTTTTTTTCTTTTATTCTAAACAACCCCATCTAACTAAAATTTCGTTCTAAAAACTGCAGTAAGAATTCATCGGACAAGACTTCTTTTTTATTTCCGTGATTTTTACTAAATATATATTTTTCACTTGTTTTTTGGACCCCCCATTCGTCATTTAGTGCGTTTAAAATGAATTTCATAATGCATATTTCTTTATAGTTTAATATGTCGCCGTGTTCTTCAATATAATCACGATAATTCATTTTAATTACACATTCGTCGGTTACAGCAAGATAATGGCCGTTGTCGTTTTTCATAATAAAGTGGTCGCCGTTTCGTTTTACTTTCCAGCCGTCTTCTAAATGATGGCGCACAAAAATCATGCGAGACACTTTATTGTGGGTCAAGTCTTGTGTTGTTAACCCCCCGAATATATTTTTTTCTACATTTATGTTTGTGGCGTTTGTATTTGATGACGTCATATTGTATTGTATTCTATTGTATTGTATTACAAAATGTGTAGAAAACAAAAATATAGTTTTCACGATTTCATAAACAATACAATACAACAAACAACAATACAACAATACAACAAACCACCAAAATAATATTAAAAACTTATTTACACTATTATGTAATAAAATAATAAAATCTCTCTTTTACACACTTTTACATAACATAATCCATCCATCCATCCTCCCATCCTCCCATCCACCGCTTTCAACTTTCAACGTCGTCTAAAATATTATCCACCCCCTCCCCTTTTTTGAAACCATGCCTTCTTTTAAATACAAGCCCAATAAAAAAATCGTCCTGGATGAAAAAAGCATAACCACACTGGACAACAAACACAAGGAAATCCAAGCGGAATTTACAAACATACAAGAAAATGTAATACCGACACTGGAAGCCGAGAGAACTGAATTAAAACAGCGTCTAAAAGAATTCAAATCGGGCAAAATCTCTCTATCCGTAGAAGAAGTTATGGAAATGCGGGACAAAATAAAGGAAATCAAAGAAACAATCAAGGCCCATAATTCCAATTTTAAAAACTATTATTTAAACAACAGCCAATACATATTTGAATACTTTGAAAACAAAAAGACGATTACCAATGGAACCGGCACAAACAAAACCAAAATATTAAATGCGTTTTTTAAATTACCGGAGGCAACAAAAGAAGAGGAAATGCACGTGATAAACAACAACAACGTCCAAAAATATTTGACAAACATAGACCAAGCGTTTATTGATATAAACAAATATGTGTATGCCACGGACATATGCCGCTTCTGTAACAAGGGAGAGATGATTCCGGTGGAACACGAAGGCATATTGGTGTGCAACCATTGCGCCAAGCACATTATGTATCTTATTGAAAACGAGAAACCGTCCTATAAAGAACCGCCCAAAGAAGCGTGCTTTTATGCGTATCAACGCATTAATCATTTTCGTGAAATCATCGCGCAGTTTCAAGCAAAGGAAACAACGCTCATTCCGGATGTGGTGCTGGAAAGCATAAAACAGCAAATTAAAAAAGAACGAATTGACATCTCTCAATTCACAAACAAAAAAGCCAAAGAAATCTTGAAGAAATTGGGATACAACAAGTACTACGAGCACATCCCGTTTATTAAGGACAAACTCGGCATCAAACCCCCGATTATGAGCCCGGAATTAGAAGACCGCCTGTGCAATCTTTTTATGGAAATACAAGCGCCGTATGCGAAATACTGTCCGGATGACCGACTGAATTTTTTGAATTACTATTACACCATATACAAGTTGTGTGAATTGTTGGGCAAGTATGAATTTTTACCGCATTTTCCCATGCTAAAAGACCGCGAAAAACGGATAGAACAAGATGAAATCTGGCGAAAAATATGTGAGGAATTAGATTGGGAGTTTATCCCCACTTTGTAACCTAACCAATTGTTTCGCAAAATCACGGTCGCTAGGGTAATGCACGCCCGCAATAATGCGGGAATTCGCAACCTTGTCCGCAACATCCATAATAGCCTGTGTCTTAGTGGGGAATTGTTTGCACAGGATTGACGCTAAATAATAGGCTTGATATGCGTGGCCCGATGGATAAGACGGCGTTTTATAATTTTTCAACGGAATCATGGTGCCATTTTCTAAATTTATTTTATCCGGAAGCACCTGGAATGGTCTAGCCCGATTATATAAATATTTATGAAACATTAGCCACGCGATTGGCGCCGGCCTCATCATGATGCGTTTCATCTCCTCCAACGGCATATCGGTCTCGGGTATAACGCTTTGAAATGGCACAGCGGGGTTTTCGTCTACCAGTATTGCGAATTCCACGTCGCTTGGCATTCGTTTTAATATGTAGTCATTTAGAACGATTTGTGCTTCTTGTATGTTATTCGGATATACCGGTATAGTGGGATACCACCAATGATACCGTGTTTGCTGAATGAATAGCACGCATACATAAACAACCACAAAAATGATGCGTCTATAATATACCATTGGGTCTGATTGAATCAGATTATTATATGAATTGTTTAATTTGTCTCTTAATGAGGCAATTACCATATGTTCTTTCTTTGATGATGTCATATATAATAAATTGTTATAAACAAAATAATTTATTGTACAAAAGCATTCACTGGGTTATAGGGGTTATAGAGAGAGGGGTTTATAGAGTTTATAAGTGGTTTATAAGGGGTTATAATTTACAGGCGGAGGGGGGTGGGGAAACCGACAAGGTTGGCGCCGATACCGAAACCAGCACCAGTGCGAGCAGAAACAGCAAGGCTGGGAACATACGTATCCAAGATGCTGAAAGTTGCGGCGGCGGTAAGCGCAATCAAAGCAACTTCATCAAAAGCCAGAGAACGCTTGGGGATGGCGTAGGCCGCAATAGCAACCATAATACCTTCAACCAAATACTTGATGGTTCTCTTAACCAATTCTCCTAAATCAATAGCACCGACAGACATATTAATGTATATTATAAATAATATGAAGAAAAAAAAGGATATCACATAAAATGAATAAACGAATATGTATAAATGAATGCGTATAAATGAATGCGTATAAATGAATGCGTATAAATGCTTAAAAACACATATTGTAATTAGTTATATTCATCATTTTATAAATAAATGTCGGTATTTAGAGCAAATAATGACGGCACCCCTTCTGGTGTGTCGCTCCAAAAACGCCCCGATGGTTCCGCAAATCCTCACTATGTTGATTTGCTTGAAGAAGATAAGCCAATCGCCGGCCAAAAATTCGCGTGTCTTTCTTTTGTGTCGCCAGAAGACATCCTAAAACAGAAAAACCACTTCTTTTTTGAGAAATTTGTGCAGCAATGGGAACTCGGAAAGTCAATGGAGAAATTTGTTCAATTTCTAAATTTTGTTTCATACAAGTATCACATTGATTTTGAGAAGTTGACGGAGGATTTCCAGGAATTTACCAAGGAAGAAAAGGCACAAATTCAGAAGAGCAGCATGTATGATGATTACAAGACTTTCCTGGACAAGAATGAAACGGAGTTGGAGGAGGAATTCGGCGAGAAGCACAATTTTCAGACCTCCATCCGCGGGCTTAAAGTGCGGGGCGTGTACGCAACCCAAAAGGAAGCCGAATTGCGGTGTCAGATGTTGCGCGAGGTGGACCCAAATCACGACGTGTTTGTTGGGCCGGTGGGGCTGTGGGTGCCGTTCCATCCCGAGGCATACAAGACTGGGCGCGTGGAGTACATGGAGGAAACCCTGAACCAGTTGATGTCCGAAAAGAAGAAGAACGAGGAACACGCCAAGGTGGAGTTTGAGAAGCGCGTAAAGGAATCAAAGATGAAGGCAATTGAAGAGAATAAACGCATTGCGGAGAAGTCTGGAAATAAACTTACACAAATGGTGACGGAGGACGGTAAGTTGGTTGGATTGACGGAGGAGGGCGTGCCCGAGTCTTCTGAATTCACACTGGATGACGTGCGGAAGGAGTTGTTTGAAGGCGGCATTGACCCCAAGGACTACAAACCATAAACCATAAACCATAAACCATACAACTCGGTAGTTATATCATAAAAATATGTGTGTTAAATATATTATACCACACATATTTCAATAAAATGACATTAAATAAACGGTTAGCAAATACATTTGCCACGCTTTTATACAACGCCTGTGAAAAAGGCGATTTAGAAACAATCAAATATTTTGTAGAAAGATATTCTTCGCCAAAGTATTCCTATCAAGTGATACTCCCGCTTTCTACGTCGGCAAAGTTTGCGGCGATGAACGGACATCTGGATTGTTTAAAATATTTAGTGTCAGTCGGCGGCGACATTCGCAAAAACGAAGAACACATTACATTAGACTTTATGATGAAACGCATAAAAGACAAAAACTACACTGAAATAGAAGACTTTATTAATCAGTGGATATTGGAAGCATCCGCTTCGGCATTGGATATATCATCGTGTGCTTAATCTTTATTTTCGGAATAAAGGGTCGCATTCTTTTCCATCACACGTAACGTTATTGCTATACAACTGAACAAACCCGCATGATGCGCACGTAAATACCTTGAACCGATTGTTCAAAATATTTACACCAAAAAATGACTTTATTTTAGTTCCAAGCGTGAGTGTTTTCACGATAAACGTATCTTTGTTGCACTTTGTGCATGTTAGCGCGTGCGGATGGTGATTTCCTCCCTTTTCATAACTTATCTTGGGGTGTGAAATCAGCGTTCTGCCGCCTTTCAATGTGTGTTGTCGGCGATTTGATTTGGCTCGTCGTCTTGTGTTTGTTTTTGTTTTTGTTTTTGTTGGCATTTTCTGATACACTATAATACGATAAAAACTAATGAAATGTAATGAATTGTAATGAAATCTAAATAAACACAAAAATAATATGATTTATAATACGAGGCACTACAATACAATAATTTAATAATTTTAATAATTTTAATAATATGACCGCAGCATCCTCTGCATCCGCAACCGCCATCTCAAAAACAACGCAAATCCAAATCCATGAAGACATCCACCGAAAATTGCAGTATTTCATTGACATTCGCAAAATCCCCAACATCATATTTCACGGAACATATGGATGCGGTAAAAACACCATTTTAAACCGCTTCATACACTCCATTTATCAAGGTGACAAAGACGCCATTAAAAACTATGTGATGAGAGTGAATTGTGCGCACCGGAAAGGCATCATATTCATTCGTGAAGAACTGAAATTCTTCGCAAAGGCCAACATTGATTTAAAAGACGGCGAAATATTCAAAACCATCATATTAACCAACGCAGATAAACTTACAATTGACGCTCAATCGGCATTACGACGATGTATTGAATTATTTAGCCACTCCACGCGATTTTTCATATTGGTAGAAGACAAATACAAGTTGTTAAAACCAATCCTCTCCCGGTTTTGCGAAATATATGTTCCCGAACCGGCAATTAACGGAACTGTTGTAAATTTACACACCTACAACATCAATCAAGTGTATCAAGCCGTGGATAAAATGGAAAAACAACACTTGGATGCGCTGAACAAAGAATTCACAATGTCGCCGCATCCTACAAGTAGCCACGAAGACGTGAAATCCTTGTTTTTAAAGGCAACGGCGTTGTATGAAAAGGGGTACAGCGCACTGGACTTGATAAACTACATTGAAAGGTCGCCGGATATTGAGGAGGGGCGTAAATACGAATACTTGATTGCCTTTGACAAGGTGCGCCGAGAGTTTAGAAACGAGAAGTTGTTACTTACTTTTATTCTCAACTTTTTGTTATTTCGTTGTGATTTGAATTTAGAAAATATTTCATTTATGTAAAATATGGATGATTACTCCGTTACCACGCTTCACGAATCAAAGAATGAATGGTGTGCTCGTTTAGTGAATATTCTTACTCCTCACATCATGGAAGGGTTTCGTTCCATATTTGATGAGGCTTACAAATTGTGTAAAAACAACAATGAAACCGACAAGTACTTGATGACCTTTCAGAACTTTTTGTCTCGGGTGCCGAAATGGAATCCGACAATTGTACAAAACGAAACCAACCGCATAAAGGAGCGCAGTCACTGCGGCTATTTAGAAGACTTGATAACGTGTGTTCATATTGTGCAGTTGAAGACAATGACCGCTGCCAGAGCCGGCAACAAGCAAAAAAAAGTGAATATCCCGATTCCACAATTAACCGAGTTTATTCACAAAGTGTATATCAATTCTGCGCGCAAAATGTATTCAAATGTGTATATTTTTGAGCGCGGAATCCCGCCCTTGGTTGTCCAGAAAAACAACCGGGAATTTGAAATTATTGTGCGCGAATGTATATTTAATACAATTCGCGAAAACATTCCAATGGAGGACTTATTGAAGTTGTATATGGACGACTCCATTGAAGATGCGATAGAAGTCAGCGAAAAAGAGGAGGTTATTCACAAAGAAGTCATTGCCAGCGAAAACACGATGGCGGAGTCATCTAGACGGCGACGGTCCGGCGTTGGAAATAAGCCAAACAACGGAAGCGGAAACGGAAACGGAAGCAGAAATGGAATGAATAAAAACACCGGGCTTTACAACGACCTTTCAGACCAAATTGCTTCTTCTGAAACTTCCGAAACACCGTCCTCTAACCAACAAAAGCAAGGGGTTTCATTTGGAGAGAACCAAGTAAAATCATTTGAGCCGGAATATGAAACCAAACCACGGCGATTTGGAGACGATGATGACGACGACGATGATAGTGAAGGGAGAATAAACATTGGCGACAGCGTAAATTTGGATATATTGGATGTACATTCATTGAACCAGTCCCAACATTTAGATGCGCCCCCGTTATTAGATGATATTGAATTTTTGTAAGACACGATTCGTATTCGTATTCGTAAATATAATATATAATATATAAATTATAAATTATAAATAAAGTATAAATATGGCTGAAATTGAATTGAATAAACCGGTGGACACAAATAATATAAATTTATTTTGGATTAGTCTTGGAACAATATTATTGTGGTTTTTATTATTAATATTAATGTGTGTAATGTTGTTTTTTTTAATTCCAATTATTTTAAATCCTGCGAGAATTCAGGCGAAATTTGCGGAGAAATTGGAAAAATTACAAAAACAGGCATTAGGAGCAGGAGCAGCAGTATCCGGATTAGCAGGAGCAGCAGGAGGATTAGACCCCACCGCATTAGCAGGAGAAGTACCCGGATTAGACCAAAACGCATTAGGAGCAGGATTAAACGCAGTACCCGGATTAGACCCAAACGCCGCATTAGGAGCAGCAATACCCGGAGTACCAGCAATACCCGGAGTACCAACCGCATTACAAGTCGGAGTACCAGCACCACCAGTCGGAGTAGCAGTACCACCAACCGCAGGAGTACCACCAGCAATACCATTAGGACAAGACCTAACCAGATTTTAATCCGTTATGCGTTAAACCGTTGAAATGTTTCTTTTAGGATATAATAAATGACATCCACCAGCAATCTTTTTATTGTCGGCTTGGCAGTCGCAATTGTATATTTTTTATTTAAATTCCTTGAAATGCGATTTATCAATCCAGATGAATCCAAACCACTGAAATTAATGGTGCGGGATACACTAATGGTATACATATCATCCGTCATTGGCGTGTTTGTGCTTACCCAATTCAGTGTCGCCGACGCAATCGGAGAAGTGGTAGACGCTACTCCAAAGTTTGTGCACGCTCCGGCATTCATAGATAATCCTGGATTTTAATTCGCCGCTTAGACGCTTACCAATATATCCACATTCATAAACAGCAACTTCATTTTATTATTTCTCGCAGTTTTAGACAATGTGTTGTATTTTTTGACGGTTATTTTATAGTCATCAAACAATGCTTTATTCACTTGCGTTGCCGGCACACAATTGTGAACGGTTCTGGCAATCATCTTATACAATTTAAAATCCAAATATCTCTCTTCGCCGTTGGATTTATACAAAATATTGCGCCCTTTATCATCCTTTATCCACGATACAACCAACTCCGCAATCTCATTTCTGGCAACAATCTTCGCCTCCTTTTTTATGTCGTATATGAAATAGTCATATAAAGAACACCCTAAGCGACACAAATCAAAACTGTAATTTGGTTCTACGATTGGTTTTTTAGGGTTGTAATAAGGCTCAATATTGTATTGCGAAGTGGCATCACCATTTGGGCTAAAACTATCGCTGCAAAACACTTGCCCCTTGAAGATGTAAATGGAACGGCCAAAGTCAATGATTTTGAAAATGCGACCAAATGTAGGGACTTTATAATACTGGTTTTCGTAGTGATAAAAGATGTGTTCCTCTTCGGTTTCTACAAACATTACATTGTTTGTATGTAAATCGTTGTGTGTGAAGGAAAACATTTTTTGATAAATAACCAGCGTCATTATAATTTGAAACAATGCTGATTTCCATTCCTCGTCTTTTAATTCGTCATCTGCGACCATCAAACTATCAAGCGTGTTTTTACATTGTTCAAGAAGGATGGCTTGGACCGGGAAGTTTTTTATTTTAGCAATAACCTTTTCTTCATCGTCGTCATCGTCATTATCCTCGTCATTATCCTCGTCGTTGTTCTCGTCATTGTTCTCGTCATTGTTCTCGTCATTAATATCACTATTATTGTGTTCTTCTTCATTGATTTTATTATGTTCATCATCCGAATCACAATCCATTGATGAATTGTCGTCGCTTACCCACGAACCGGTGTCATTGCTTGTATTATCATTATCATTATTGTTATCATTATCGCGCGACGTGTTGGACGAACAAGAAGAACAACTGTTGTCATCATCATCATGCAATGCCGCCGCCAGATTATCACTTTCAATCATAATAACATCGTGTTCGTCTAATAGAGAGATGGATTCAGATTCAACAAGATTATGGGTTGGGTGTTGGTGTTGGGTTTGGTTCTTATCGGCATCACTGTCAGAAACACTCATACCCCCCACGCATTCCTCAATCAAATCATCCAGTTCAATCACCGCATCATCGGTTTGAATACACAGCTGTTTCCGGTTGCGCCGGGTGTCGCTCATCATAGTATTTATATCAAAAGGACAATCCAAAGAAAACAGACGGTCAATGTTATTTACAAAATACGAATTTTCAGACAAATATTCAATGTCGTCATACACATTCATAACAAATTCGCTTTGATGACATAAATATGTGCCGTAGTAATCCAGGCCATGAACAATCCCGCATTGATGCAAACACTGACTGGTTAAAAATGAAAAAAACGCGTCAACATACGCCATGTTGTTGTTGTCTAGCACCTTGGGATGGCACTGGCCCGGCGTAGAATTATATGACGGCAGATTCATCAACACCGGGTCTTTCACGTCATACTTGCCGGTCATGTATTTTAATGGGTCAAGTAAAGGCGAGTATTTGACAAACACCGGCATATTGATGATGTTGCCGCTGTCATCACTCACGGTGCATTCTAAATGATTGGGGGAGGTGTCTTCCAGGGAGGGGGATGGGGATAAGGTTTCTAATCCCAGCCCCAAGCCCAATATGGAGTGTATGAAATAGTGTTGATTTAATTGAATGGAATTGTAGTTGTGTTCGTTTATATCAAAAAATCGTTGATAGATTGGCACATAATTTTGCACGTTAGACAATTTAGTGTAATTGTTTTCCAAGGTAGTCGTGGGCATTGCCTTTGTTTTACGATAATGCAGCGATATAGATGAAGTAGATGAAGATGCCATCTTCTTAAATTTATTAAATAATTAATGGAAAATGGAAATGGAATAATATGAATGGTAAATAGAAGTTATATTGTAATTTTGAACGGGTTTAGCACTAAATATGCGTTTGTTTAATGTTGTAAAAGTAATTTATTTTATATATAACTAAATTTTAGATTCGTTTGTATAAATATTATATATAAAACCGTTGTACAATACCATGAATCTTGAATTAACCAAATTTGATATGCGGTCTATTAGTTTTAGACCGGACGAAAATAAAGGACCCGTTATTGTGTTAATTGGAAGACGTGATACCGGTAAAAGTTTTTTGGTTCAAGACTTGATGTTTTATCATCAAGATATTCCGATTGGAACTGTGATATCCGGAACAGAAGCCGGAAACGGGTTTTTTGCTGCGCACGTTCCTAAACTTTTTATTCACGATGCTTATAATTCTGCGATTATTGAAAATATTCTTAAACGACAAAAAGCAGTGTTAAAGCAGGTAAAAAAAGATATGGAAACCTTTAAAAAGACGTCAATAGACCCTCGGACATTTGTTGTGTTAGACGATTGTTTATATGACAGTAAATGGACAAAGGACATTATGATGCGCTTATTATTCATGAACGGGAGACATTGGAAGATAATGTTAGTAATAACGATGCAGTATCCGCTGGGTATACCCCCCAATCTTAGAACAAACATTGATTACGTCTTCATATTGCGTGAGCCGTATATCGCCAACCGAAAAAGGATTTATGACAATTACGCCGGTATGTTTCCCACATTTGAAAGTTTCACACAGGTAATGGACCAATGCACTGAAAATTATGAATGCCTGGTGATTAACAACAATGCAAAGTCAAATAAATTACAAGACCAAATTTTTTGGTATAAAGCACAGCAACACGGACCATTCAAATTGGGTTCAAAAGAGTTTTGGGAAATGTCCAAGGACTTAAATTCCGATGACGAAGAAGACGCGTCATATGACCCAAACAATGTGAAAAAGAAAGGCGCCGGGCCTAAAATTAATGTAAAAAAATCTAGATGGTAGTATGGTGGGGGGGGGGGTATGTATTACCTATGTAAAAATGTAAAAATGATTTAAAAAAACGTGATTGTAATGATATATATAAAATTAAAATGAAGATTGTAAATTTTCTATTTCTTACTCTTGCTCTTTCTGCTGGGACTGCTTTTGCCGATATTAAAGCAGATATCTATTCTAGTTCAACATGCAGTGGAACACCCCAAGAAACAATGGTTTATACGTTAAATACTTGCAAGGATTTTTCCCAAGGTGGACAAACTGCTTCTATTAAACCCACTGTCTGCAATTCTACTTGGGCAGAAGTGAATACATACATGGGAACCTCTACATGCACAGGAAATCCAATCTCAACTCAGACAGGTGTTCCGGGAACTTGTTTCAGTGATGGTAGTGGTTCATATGTCAATATTAACTGTAACTATTTACCCAGTCAAACTGTAAAATCCGGAGCATCTGAACTTGTATTTGGTTTGGGAACTCTTTTTGTTATCGTTGTTGGAAGTTTATTCTGAATATGTTGTAAAAAAAATTATGACACTAATTCCACTGTGTCTTTTTTTTGTTTTTTTGTAACACAAAAACACAAAAATTCAGTCCTTCGTTCTTAGTTCTTCGTTTACGAACTAAACTCGTGACTAAACTCGTGTTTCTTCACGCTATCAGGCACATTGTTTGGGTATTTACCATATACACTAACGCAAGACGCGTCATCAATTGACAAAATATGTTTCGGGTTCGGGTTCGCCAACTTATTTTTCAATTCACCCCAATCACCCTCGTGATTCATCAATGATACGATAGTGATACTGAAAATGTGTCTCGTATAACAATACGAGAAATGGCGGTTGATACTGATACGCAACACATCATTACCTTGAAACAGGTCCTTTATTATTTGCCTGGATGGTTCGCCATTCATATACCAATCCAAAACCTTTTTGATAACGACGTTGTAATGTAAATCTTCATGTTCAGGAATATTGGTGTTATATTCATTCTTGATATGAACGTCAAAGAAGAAGCGATACTCATAGCAACACGATGACGATGACGACGACGACGCATCCGTATATTTATGAATAAAGTCGGCTATATTGTTGCGTTCGGCCAATATATACATCACATCTTCCACATCCGGGGTTGCTTCTTGACGATGAAACACCATTTCGGTGGTGTAGTTTTGCTGTGTCTTGATTTGATTAGAGCCGCTGAATAAATTGTATTCCATTTGAATGCTTATTTGCGTATCATAACTAAAATAAAAATGAAATCAATTTTTTGTCATTTCATTGAACCTTGGACATTGGACCTTGGACCTTGGACCTTGGACTTTTAATTTTGGACTTTTGTAAATAAAGGAAACAACCAAATACATATAACTAAGAATGAAACCCCAAACACTGCCACATTAAATGGTATATTCATTTCATTGATAAAGATGTCAAATGCGTGACATACCCAAAAGATGAATGATAAAGAGAACGAGGGTTGTAATTGTAATAAATTCATATTGATTTCGCGAGGTTGGTCGGTTGGTCGGTCGGTCAATATGAATTCTATTTTATGAATTATAATAAAATCAATTTTATTGTTTTATTGTTTTATAGTTTTATAGTTTTACACTTTGATGCTTTCTTCACGCGGTTTCACTGTCTCGGTTGCCGATGGGATTTGAGACGGCGAACTTGTATAATAATAATTCGTGGTGTAATAATAACTGCGAGGCACGTCGCCATAACTGCTGCCTACCAACGTTCCCGACGCGACATCGCTCTTATATTTTACGGGGGAAGGCCCAGGATTCATATAATTGGGCTGTTCTAATTGCGACACAACTTTGGCCGGCTCGTCTTCCGGGTCTATCCAACTGCCGTAATATTTTCTATATTCTGCGCCATTTTTCGCATTTGGATTTGCGGGGTTTTGGCTGGCATACACACCGCCATTTGTCGGGTTGTTATTGCCGTACCCATATGCGGATTGTGCGCCAGTGCCGGGTGCCCACGACGACGGTTCATTACGAGACACCGTAACCAAGTCCCCGGTATTGTATTTTTGCCCGTTGAACGGCATCGCGGTACCATCCGGCAAAAACTGCCCCCATGACGCAACCTTGCGACAATCCGTATCAAACTTACACGCGTTGGTATTTCCGCCAGAATTGTCGCACGTCCACGGGCATTTATACATCAACAATATATCATTCCCGCTGACGTCTTTTACAATGTTGCCGGATGCGTCTTTTTTATATACTTTTTGGCAATAAGTGCTACCAGTAGATTTGGGCGGAACACATTTATTCACATATTCGTCATTCCCGTATTGCCATTTTGCGCCGTCGTACCACGTATCCGGGTGGGTGCTGATAAACGAATCCCATATTGCCTTGGCTTGTTTCACTTTTTCCAGCGCATTTTGGACATCAACGGCGCTGGTGGGGCTCGCTTTGGCAAAATAGTTGTATCGTTGAATGGCGTCTATGTAGTTTTTATATGCGGTGAGCGATAAGTTGCGCTGTTCAACCACTTTGTCTCGGGTGATGTAGGATACATTGGGGACATTCACGCTGCTGGGGTTGGGCCCGGTCGCGGGCGTTACAACTGGCGGAAACAACGCGGGTCCCCGGTCAATGACTTGGGAATTGGAGGCGTGGGTGCTGATGGTGATGGGCAGCGCGTCTTGGGCAGTGCGTGGATTTACCATGCTGGATGTGGAAAATATGACCGTGGCGTTTTCCGCAATGGAGGCGCCAGAACCAAGGGTAATATTCAAAATGGAGTTAGACCCGGTTCCTGTGACACTGGCGGTGTTAATTATGGTGGGCGTAAATATTATGGTGGGAGGGCCCGTGGTTGGCGATAACCCGGGAATTGGCATACGAATGATGTTTCCTTCGCTAAGGCGGGTTGATATCGTAAATCTGGCATTTATATTTGAAACCGAACCAAGCGTATAATTTGTTAAAGTAATGGTTGGGTTTGTAATGGAATTGGTGGTTTGCTGTGTTGCAGTAGTTCCTGTCGTAGACCCTGTTGTAGTAGTAGTTCCTGTCGTAGTAGTAGACCCTGTTGTAGCAGTAGTTCCTGTCGTAGACCCTGTTGTAGTATTAGTCCCTGTTGTAGTATTAGTCCCTGTTGTAGTATTAGTCCCTGTTGTAGTAGTAGACCCTGTTGTAGTAGTAGTTTGTCTCGTATTCGCACTTGCGTCCAGTCCTTCAATCATTCCGCCATTTTTGGTCCTAAAATAATTCCATCCAATTACCACAAATAAAATTATACATAAAAATATTATGATTGCCTTTGGCATTGTGATATATTTATTATATATATCATAATAAAATATTGAAAAATAATTATGTTGTCTAATAAGTCGTCAAACTGTGTGTGTATGGGTTTTGTCTAAATGCGTTCAGTAACTCGGGGTTTATTCTCTCGGTGTTGATGCTGTTATCATAACTTTGAGGCATCGTCATTTTGCCGTGGAGTTCAATGCTGGGGATGACCGAAGGTCCGGCGCTGGGCACCCACCACCGATTGTTGTTTCGGTCGCTATCCAAACGGTTCACTTGCACGTTGGTGTTGGAGTTCAACAACGCCATGGAGCCCGGGTTCATGCGGCTTTTATATGTCTTATTCACGTTGTTTCGTTGTGCGTAGGCTGCGTCATACACCTGGTTTCCAAAGTGCGTGGAAGACCCGCCAACGCCGCCCATGTAATCCACCGACGTGGTTTGTCTCTCCGTTTCTACTTGGTCATTTGGCGCAATCAAATATCCGGAAGCGCCTTGTCTTTCTACATTCATGTGGTCATAGCCGGCCAATCCCACCGTGGTTTCCTTGATTGTGGTGGGCAGTTTATCTGCCGGGTTGAAAATCATTGCCGCCGGAACGGTGGTCTTCGCGTTCTCATACAAGCGCAAATTGCCGACCGCATTTTCTTTGCGGGATGGACGAAGCACATCCAACAACGGCGCAACCACCGCCCGCAACGCACCGTGAATGCCGCCCATTTCAGGAACCCTCACCGTATTGCGGTTGTTGTTGGTAAAAGTGTAGCTGTCGCGTCCAAAATCGGCTTCTGTGGGTGTGACCTTGTTGGCGGCATACGGGTTAATCATCGGGTTGGTGTCCAATTCCACACGCCGGCTTTCTTCATAATTTTCGGGGGCATACATCGCCGACCCGTCGGCGTTCATCGTGGCGCCGTAATATTCGGCAGACGTGGTTGAACGATTGCCGTCTTTTTCCACTTCAATCGCCCGCAGGGTTTGTCCTTTTTCTAAACCCGTCGTGGTAAGCCAGCGGTCCGACGAATTCACGAAAAATTTGTCAGGCAAGTGCTTTTCAACCCGGCCAAATGTTTCCACCGTTCCCGCTGCTTTGTTGAAGAAACCCGCCGGGCCTTGATGGTCTTGGAGAGAATACGACAATTTGGGATTGGTCTTAACACGCAATTCATCCACGCCGCGGTCCACCCATTTGTCACGGGCATCCATGCCGGAATTAAATCCCAGGCTTCCGTCCGTGGTATACCCTTTGTCTAAACCCGGCGCAACCCGGATTTCTTCCCACGGCTTAACATTTGCCATGTTCATAGAGGGGGTCATGCGAGATTGATAAAAGTCGCTGTGGTTCTGCATTCCGTGGGGAACGTGCAAGTTTTCGTGGGGCGCAAACAGCGGCGCCAATTCGCCTTTTGTAATAAACTGCGAACCGCTGCCGCCCTTGTTGTCCAACAATATTTCATTCACATTAGAGCCGGCAGAGCGACCCCGAATTTTGGCGCCAAAAAACGGAACCATATTATTATGCTTAAAGTTGTCTGGTTCAATGACGTCGCCCGCTAATGACAAAAATGGCGAAGAGCCGTATGAATCGCCAAACTGGGTTTGTAATTCGGAATTACCCATCGCAATGCCGCCGCCGCCCTGAAACCCGGCACCGGCTACTCCGCCCACCACGCCATTTTCCATTTTTGAAAAATCCACATTTTTGGCAAAATATCGGTCAGTCGCAACATTTGGATTCAAATATTTATTTACATTGGAATCTGTTCCAGAAATAACGGAAGGATAGTTGCTAACCGGGATTCTAGTATTTGGCAAATAATTTGTTGCCTTTCCCATATTTTCAAATGTTTCTTGGTTTATTTTCGGAGCATTATTTGTTTTTTTTTGATTGGAAGCAACATACATTGTTCCCAATGCTATAATTGGTAATGCGATTTCCATAATACACTATTACACTATATAAATATTATTATATACTATTATATACTACTTTACTACTATTTACTACTATTAGTATATAATTTATTATATCATACCCACCAACCACATATTCACCAACCTATTTATCCATCCTATCCATACTATCTACTATATATCCTATCCATTCATCCTATCCATTCATCCATCCATCCCATCCATCCTACATTCATTCATTTTCCACGTTCGGATGAAAACAGGGCATTTCCGCTGAATTGCCGAAAATCGCCGACGCCATTTGGCGCACCTGCGCCGCCGCCGTAAATTGTTTCCATAGTTGTTTCCGGGATGCTTGGAACAAAATGGTCTTTTTCTAAAATACGAGTGCTTAAATTGTTTTGAAACGGCATAAAAACATTGGCTTGTGGGTCAAAATGCAACATTTTCCAATTGTCTTGTTCTAAATCACGGAGTTCAAATGCGGGGTGCGTTGCCCGGGTTTGGTCTATGAATGGCGCACAATTCGGGTATTCAATCCGGCTGTTCTCTCTGCTGGCAATGGTAGCGCCGTAGGCTTTGTAGTTGTTGTGTGCCGCATCGCGGTTTAATTTACGGGACAACCCAAACAATTCGGCTTCTATGTCCACGGTGTTTGTCATAATGTTGCCACCCCATTTTTGAGCCCGCATATACGGGTCCATCATATAACACGGCTTATCACCGGGGCCGGGAACATTCAGCACATACCGACCCGTGCCGGTTGCTTGCTGTAATTCTTTCTTAATTCGGTCTGGGTCATCGCGAAATCGTGTAAATGACATTTTATATTTTATGGTATAAAAATGAAATCAAGTATAATATATAAAAATATTGTTTTATGTATTCTTATACACTGACAAGACAAGAAAAAAGAACCTTGTAAAATAAATCCCTGTAAATTAAACCCCCGTAAAATAGAACCCTGTAAAATAATAAATAGAACCCACAAAACATACAATATGATAATTACCGAAGAATACGGAAAACACGAGAGAAAAACAATATGCTTAAATATGATTGTAAAAAACGAGGCACATGTTATTGAAAAAACACTGGCAAACATATGCGAGTATGTGCCGTTGGACTACTGGGTTATATCCGACACCGGGTCCACCGACAACACCGTGGAATTGATTGAAGCATTTTTCCGGGCGAGAAACATCCCGGGGTTTATTGATAATGCCGAATGGCGTGATTTTGGCTACAACCGCACCCGGGCATTGGAAAAGGCGCACAATCTGACCGACTACGTCTTTATATTTGACGCGGATGACCGCATACACGGCAAGTTTGTGTTACCGCCCCATCTCTCTGCCGACGCGTACCAAGTTAAATTCGGACAAGGGTTTGTGTATGTTCGCACCTTGCTGGTAAATAACCGGAAGCGCTGGGTGTATCGCGGCGTATTACACGAATACATCGCGTGTTTGGACCCCGAAGGCGAATTTGTGGAAATTGGCGGTGATTACTACGTGGATTCGGGACGCAGCGGTGCGCGTAACAATGACCCATTGAAATACATTAAAGACGCAACCATACTGGAAAACGCGTACACCGCTGAAATGGAGTCGCCAACCGGCGATAAAGGACTGGCAATGCGGTATTCCTTTTATTGTGCCCAAAGTTATATGGACGCGGGCAATGAACACACCGACAAAGCCATAGAATGGTACAAGCGCGTTCTCTCGCAAAACAATTGGTATCAAGAAAAATATTACAGTGCGCTGTGTATCGGCAACATGTACAACAGCCGTAAAAACGACCGCATGGAAGCGATTAAATACTGGATAAAAACGGCGGAATATGACGAAGAACGCATTGAAGGGATTGCGTCGGCAATGGAACTGCTGCGAAACATGGATTACCACATCATGGTGAATGCGCTGTATCACAAATACAAGAATTACAATAAAGCGCCGGCGGGTAAATTGTTTCTCTCGGAAGACCGCTACAAAGACGTGATTGAATACGCAAATTCCATATCCGCATTTTACATATCCGACAAAAAAAGCGGGTATGAATGCTGTAAATCCATATTGAAAAACGCCGTGATGTCGCCGCATTTATTGCTGAACACACTTTCAAACCTGGGGTTTTATCGGGATTATATACTCCAAGATGACATTATGAACGCAATGGCTTTGTTTGAAAGCGTGGATAATGTCTTGGTGTATGAAAAGGACGACGATATTCCGCAGTCACATTACGAAATATGGGAAATTTTATTTAACAGGTGTCGCCCATTTATTACAAAGAAACTGCGCTTGATTCCCGTTGAAATACAAGAACAACAAGAACAACAAGAACAACCGCAAAAATCGTGGCAAGTGCTTAATCCCAGCGACCGAAAACCCAAACTACTTGTATCCTCAGCCAAACACTGCTCACGTGTTGTCCTCACGTTCACAACGTGTAAGCGCCTTGATTTGTTTCGTCAAACGGTGTGGTCCATTGTCAATACCTGGGTTGATTTGGACGCGATAGATTACTGGTATTGTGTGGATGATAATTCAAGCGATGAGGACCGCGCCGCAATGCAGGCCGAATTTCCGTGGATTGATTTTAAATGGAAAACCGTGGATGAAAAGGGACACCGTGCCAGTATGAATATGATATGGGATAAATTGAATGAAATAAAACCCAAATATTGGATTCATATGGAAGATGATTTTCTGTTTTATTGGCGCGGGTCATATGTGAATGAACCAATTGCGGTGCTCCAAACAAACACACACGCCCACGCGCACAATGTAAAACAGGTGTTGTATAATCGGAATTACAGCGAGACCATTCGTGATTATAAAATTAAAGGACATACACCGATACCGATGCTTGCGGGTTATTGCCTACACGACCATCGCGCGAATTCCGAAGGACTGCATTACAACAACTGCCATTATTGGCCGCATTACAGTTTTAGACCAGGGGTCATTGACGTTGAAGCACTACTGGCATTAGGAAATTACGACAGCCCAAACCAATTCTTTGAAATGGATTATGCGAACAAATGGACGGCGGCGGGATACACTACGGGGTTTTTTAATCGCATTACAAACCGCCATATTGGCCGTCTTACATCCGAACGCCACAATAAAACATTGCCTAACGCATATGAATTAAATACCGAACATCAGTTTTGATTTTTTATTCCTGAAACAATTTCAAACGCAGATTTTTATGAGCAATTATTCGCTGGGAATTATGTAAATTATTGTATCTTTACACATTATATACATTATATACCTTATAACAACGAACCAGTAATAAGAATAACATAAAGAATAACATAAAGAATAACATAAAGAATAACATAAAGAATAACATAAAGAATAACATAAAGAATAAATCAAAGAAATGGAGTCATCGCTTGTAGAACACGACAGATATATACGGA